TGCCTGAGTGGCAGATTTGGCTCACGCTGGGAGCACTTGCAGACATTGGCGAGGCGGTTTCCACACTTGGCAAAGTGCAAAAAGCGGTTGCCGGTGACCTTGCGTGGACAAAAAAAAATCCTGACTGCGTCTATATGGGAACGATTCCTACTGACCGTGCACTTGCCTGCAAGAATGCCGCAGAGGCACTCGGCAAGGCAATGTACGCGCTGGAAGTTGTCCTTGCGCAGGCCAGCCTGTTCCCTACCGCAAAAGACCTTGCCATTGTGGCAGATGCCGCATACAACGTACAGCACCTATCGCTGCAAAGCCGGTGTCGCGTGCACGGATGCCCGGAGGTGGCATACAAACATGGATAAAATGGAAATCTACAACAGCGCAAGAAAAGCCCCGCAGGAAGCCCTACGAAAAATCGCTGCCGGTCGCCTGAAGGGCAAAAGCGATATCAACCCTATGTGGCGTATCAAGAAGCTGACAGAGCTGTTCGGCGCTGCCGGGGTGGGATGGAAGTTTGACCCGCCAGTATTTGAGGAAAAGCAGGGCGCAAACGGTGAGGTCGTAGTGCATTGCTTCACCTGCCTTTACATCCGGCAGGGCGAGGAAAAGCCGTGGAGCGCGCCGATTCCCGGCGTTGGTGGATCGCTGCTGATTGCAAGGGAGCAGGGCGGTTTGCGCACAGACGATGACGCCTACAAAAAAGCTTACACAGACGCCCAGAGCGTGGCGTGCAAGGCACTTGGCGTGGGCGCAGATGTTTACTGGGAGGCAGACCCTACAAAGTACAGTGCGCGGTCAGAGAGCGTACCCGCAGCACCAAAGCGTGACCCGGAAGTACAGGCAGCGCTGGACAACACGCCGATGATTTTAACGTGTGCTTGTTGTGGCAAGCCGATACAAGACGCCATGTATAAAGGCAAGCGCGTTTCCAACACGCATATCGCAAAAACCACAAAAGAAAAGTATGGACGTTTGTTGTGTTGGGACTGTGCCCAGAAGCAACCAAAAGAAGAGAAAGGATTAGAACATGCTTAACGTCGTTGCAATCATGGGTCGCCTTGTGGCAGACCCGGAACTCCGCACCACCCAGCAGGGCACAAACGTGTGCACCTTCCGCATTGCCTGCGAGCGTAGCTATACCCCGAAGGGCCAGCAGCGCCAGGCTGATTTTGTGGATATCGTGGCATGGGGCAAGACCGCCGAATTTATCTGCAAGTTCTTCCAGAAGGGCAGCATGATCGCCATTGACGGAAGTATCCAGACCAGGCATTACCAGGGCAAGGACGGCAGCAGCCGCACGGCGGTGGAGGTTCTGGCAAACAATATCAGCTTTGCAGGCGCAAAGGCGGCAGACAAGCCCGCAGCCGCGTCCTACGAGCAGCAGACGAGGAATCATGTGCAGCAGGCAAAAGCCGCGCAGAACGCCCCGCAGCCGCGTTTCACAGATAGGCAGTTGGATGCAATACCGCCGGACGACTTTTCTGTGATCTCGGACACAGACGACCTGCCGTTCTAAAGGAGGAGATAAAAAATGAGCGTGAAAGGCTATAAGGTTTTCAACCCTGATTGGACGTGTCACGGCAAACAGTATTCTTGCCCGGGAATCTTTGAAGAATTTGTAAGTCCGTCTGTCTGCAATGTGGGTATGCACTTCTGCAAGAATGCTGCAGACTGTTTCCGTTACTATGGTTTTGACCCGAACAACCATGTTGCTGAAGTGATCGCCCACGGCACGGTTGCAGAGGACGAGAATAAGTGTGCAACGAACAAGCTGGAAATCGTGCGGGAAATCCCTTGGGCTGAAGTCCTTGAGATCGTGAATACGGGAAAGGCTTGCGCTGGACGTTGCAACAGCGGAGACAGGAACAGCGGCGACTGTAACAGCGGAGACAGGAACAGCGGAGACAGGAACAGCGGCAACAGGAACAGCGGCGACTGGAACAGCGGCGACTGTAACAGCGGCAACAGGAACAGCGGCGACTGGAACAGCGGCAACTGTAACAGCGGAGACAGGAACAGCGGCAACAGGAACATCGGCGACTGGAACAGCGGAGACTGTAACAGCGGAGACTTGAACAGCGGCGACTGGAACAGCGGCGACTGTAACAGCGGCAACTGTAACAGCGGCAACTGGAACAGCGGCGACTGTAACAGCGGAGACAGGAACAGCGGCGACAGGAACAGCGGCAACTGGAACAGCGGCGACTGTAACAGCGGCAACTGGAACAGCGGCGACTGGAACAGCGGCGACTGGAACGCTACATCCTTTTCCAATGGCTGTTTCAATATGGTATCGCCCAAAATCTATATGTTCAACAAGCCTACTGACTGGACGCTTGAGCAGTGGTTTAACTGCCGTGCCAGACGTTTGCTGAACGAGATTGACGATTGCCCGCTTGAATACGTCTATCTGTCTGATATGACCGATGAAGAAAAGGCGTCGCACCCTGAAGCTGAAACGACTGGCGGTTATCTGAAGAAGCGCACCACAGCGGACAACGCCCGGAAGTGGTGGGCGGGGCTTAGTGCCGATGATCAAAACGTTATCCTCAGTTTGCCGAACTTCGATGCAGAAATCTTCAAAGAAATCACGGGGATTAACGTAAGCAAAGACTGACACGTCTCAAAAGCTGCGCTATCTGGCTATACGGGCGTGCGGAAGTTGGCAACCATTCCGGCAAGTTACCAGCAAGTTACCGGCAAGTTAAAATCAAAATGCGGAAGGATGTGAATACATACGGCTACAGGGAAAAGATACTACTGGCTAAAGCTCAAAGACAGCTTCATGCGGTCTGACGCGGTTGATTTTCTCATGTGTCAGAAAAACGGCGCAAACTATGTGGTGCTGTACCAGATGCTCTGCCTTATGACTATCAACACCAACGGCAGGCTTTCGCGCCAGATTGGTGAAGTGATCATTCCGTATGACGTGGACAAGATTCAGCGCGATACTAAGTGGTTTTCTACCGATACGGTGCGTGTCGCACTAGGACTTTACGCGAAACTTGGGTTGATTTATCAGGAAAAAGATGGCACGTTGGTGCTTGCAAAACACTCGGAAATGATCGGAAGCGAAACCGATTATGCAGCACAAAAAAAGTCGCAAAGAACGAATCAGCGTCAAATTGATGCAGAGCACTGTGGACAATGTCCACATGATGTCCACACAGACGTCCACAAAAATGTCCATACAGATATTAGAGATAAGATATTAGATATAGATAAGTCGTCGTCATCTAAAGATGACTCCTCCTATACAGGGACGAGGACGACGAAATCTCTGGTGGATTTTTTTCGGGAGAACATCGGCCGGCTGCGCAAGACCGGAGAAAAAGAGCTGACCGGCTACATAGAGCGCATGGGCGCGGATCTTGTGTACGCGGTCATGGACAAGTGTGCGGATCTGGGCGGCGGCAGCTGGGCGTATGTCCGTAAGGCGCTGGAAGAAGCGGAAGGACTTGGTTGCAAGACAGTTGCGGAGTATAACCAGCTCTGCCCTATCTGCGGAAGCCGGGCAAAAGGCACACGCGTAGACAGAGCACAGCCATCCGGCATCGATATTTTAAGCCCGGAGCGCATGGCACGAAGCCGGGAACGCCTGCGGAAAACAAGAAAGGAGCAGATGACCCTTGACAAATCCATGCTGCAAAGACTGCCACGTGGTGGGCTGGATGCCGCTGCAGACGGAGGAGATTGAAAAATGAGCGAATTTATCGACCGTGAAAAAGCCATCGCAAACATCAAAGCGGCATATTGCTGTGGTTGCGAAAATTACAACGGCGTAAGATGCCGCGCATGTCAGATTATGGACGCGATGGATGTGCTGGAGGATGAACAGGCAGTCGCCCCGGACGCCCAGCGCTGGCGCAAGACGTTAGAGAACCAGCTGACAAAGGAAGATGCAGGTAAAGACGGTTCGTTCGTGCTCTCTGTGTACTACTCTGAATTTTATAAAAAGTGGCGTATTTTTCAGCAGACTTGGGAATTGGTTGTTGCGTTGCAGGATGAATATCCGTTTTGGATGCCGCTGCCTGAGTTGCCGGAGGCACTCAGATGACGTGCAAGACCTGCAAGGACTGCCCAGACAGGCACACTGCCTGTCACGACCACTGTCCGCAGTTTGCCACTTGGCGCAAAGAACACGCCAAAGAGACGGACTATAACCGGAAAATGACCGTGTCCGGCAGGGTCTACCGCTACGACTACGAGGACAAGCACCGGGAGAAGGGCAAGAAAAAGTATTTGGGCAAAAACGGAGGAGACAAATGAAAACCGTACAGGAAATTATGGCTGAAAACGGTTCCTTAGCGAACATCGAGCGTTTTCAGACAATGCAGAAGTGGGAATACAAGCGCAAGGTTGCGCACGCACAGGAAATGGCAGAAGTGTTCTATTGCTGGGCTAAGGATCACGATAAGGGCGTTCATCTGTCTGTGGGCGGTCTGGATTCCATCACGCTGCATTACTTTTTGGAGAGCATCTGGCTGCCTGTCACCTGCGTATCTTGCTCATCACTGGAGGGCAAGGGCGTGCAGCAGGTGCATAAGCAGATTGCAGCAGAGATGGAATCCGAATACCAAAACTGGATGGGCGATGGTGAGGCTCCATCCTTCGTTTTCCTGAAGCCGCTGAAAAGCAAGGTGCAGGTGTTGCAGGAATTTGGCTGGCCGGTCATCAGCAAAGAAAAGGCGGGCAAGATCATGCTGTTGCAAAACCAGACAGAACAAAACGCAACCGTACGGCATGCAATCATTACCGGTGAGACCGGAGAATACGGCGGCTGGCAAAAGAACAGCCGAATGAAACTGCCGCAGAAGTGGCTTGACTTGTTTGGAGGCGCAGATGCAGAAGGTGCAGCGCTTGGATATCAAGCAGCGCCGTTCAAAGTGTCAGACCGGTGCTGCTACTACCTCAAGGAAAAGCCTTGCAACGACTGGGCAAGAGACCATAGCAGCGTGCCATACATGGGGCTTATGGCAAGTGAGGGGGGGGCGGCGCGAGAAAAGCCTGAAGATGCACGGCTGCAACTATTTCTGCAAGACCACCACACGCAGCGCGCCCTTTGCCATATTTGACAGACAAGACGTCTTGCAGCTTGCACTTGACCTTGACGTGCCCGTGCCTGCCGAATACGGCGAGATTGCAAAAGACAGAGACGGAAAGCTGTACACCACAAAGGCACAGCGTACCGGCTGTACTATGTGCGGTTTTGGCATCCACATAGAGGGCAGACCGCACCGGTTTGACGTTCTTCGCGAGACGAACCCCAAAGAATGGGAGTTTTGGATGAAGCACGTCTGCCAAGATGAAAACGGCAACTGGTACGGCTGGGGTCGCGTACTGGACTATATCTGCATCGGCTGGGAAGATGTGCCGGAACAGGCGGTGCAAATGCAGATTGAGGATTTGATGGGAGACCAAAATGCACATAACCCTTTACGGTGACCCCCGCACAAAGAAAAACAGTGCACGCATCCTGCAAGGGCGCGGAGGACGGCGCTTTGTAGCCCCAAGCGCGGCGTTTGAGGAATACCAGACCGGGTGTCTATGGCAGATTCGCGCCCCGCCTGAGCCTATTTCTGCCCGCGTGAACGTGAGGTGCGTGTACTACATGGCTACCCGGCGCAAGGTTGACCTTGCAAACCTGATCGAGGCCACCTGCGACATACTGGTAAAAGCCGGTGTGCTGGCAGATGACAACAGCCGAATCGTTGCCGCACACGATGGCAGCCGGGTGGACTACGACAAGCAAAACCCCAGAGTGGAGATCTGGATCGAGGAAATGGATGGCAAGCATTGAAAGCACATATCATGACAAAATGCAAACCGTGTCCGTTTTGTGGAGCAAGAGCGGATGAAATTGAAAGCATCACTGGACTGAGCACGATCGCCTGCTCCAACTACAACGGCTGCGGCGCAATCGTCAGCTTTAACAACAAGGACTGCGATGAGCGCAGCGTTTCTCCGGTGGTGTATTTCAACCGGCGAGCAGAACAGAAAGAAGGAGCAGTATGAATATTGGAACTGCAATGTTGGGGGCGTTTATAGTGCTTCTGCTTACAGGAGCAATCGTTCTTGCAATTATAGGGCTTGTCTGGTTGCTTGCAGACCACCCTGTTGTTCTGTTTTCCATTGTGGCTGCCGTGATTTTTGTTATCTTAACAATTTGTTTTTATGTTGGAGGGAACGCAACATGACCCGCACATGGACACCTGAAAGCGAACAGCCAAAGCCGCGCACCGGCGTGGACTACCACACGGTCAAGGCGTGGTTCCAGCAATGCCGGGATATGGCTGCGGCGGTTGAAGCGCAAAAGCAAAAGATCCAGCGCATCCGGGAAGTTGCCGAAAAGACCACCCCAAGTCTGAACGGGATGCCCGGAGGCGGTGGTTCCGGTGACAATGTGGGGCTTGCTGCAACGGATATCACGGACGAGCAGCGCCGTCTGCAGCAGATGGAAACAGACCTTTGCCTGCTGCGCATTGAGGCCACCCGGCGGGCGTACTGTATCACGGCAAGCAAATCCAGCAAAAAACAGGCTGACTGCCTGTGCCTGTACTACGTCAAGAACAAAAAGCAGCGCGAGGTCTGCGAGGAGTTGGGGCTTTCGGAAGAAAACCAGGTCTCCATCTACATCAAGTGGGGCAGCATCTATTTGGCAGAGATTTGGGACAGCTTCAGCAATGTTGCACAAACCGCACAAAACCCACCTTGATTTTTTGCAATGCACCTTCATACTGCAAATATCCAACTAAAACAGGCATTGTGCTAAAATTGGTATAAGCGGAATCGCCGAAAGCGATAAGACGCTTGCCACGCAGTCTCCGAAACGAATCCCCCACAAATGCTTTCATCCCAAGGCTTGACCGGCATTTTTCTTCCTCTCGTTTCGCGGGCTGCTTCTATGCCGTTATAGCTCAATTGGCAGAGCGCCGCCGAGTTAAGGCGGGACAACGTTGGTGACACATCTCGGACATCACTGCGCACTTGACCAATGCGCATATACAGACTTGATGGTGCCGGTTCGAATCCGGTTAACGGCTCAGACACGCTGCTCTCCCGAAGCAGCGACCACCTGACGCATGGGCTGACATCCCGATTGTGACTGCGTGTAGAGCGGCAGGGTATCCTTACCTGTCCTCACAACCTCCGCACGCACCGGAGGCCACATAATCCGTACACCGGTTTCCATAATTCCCCCGGCAGGATGTGCGTCAACAGAACCAGCATGGAAACGTGCTGGTTTTTCTTTTGTTATATGCCGCCTGAGCGCAGTTTGGAGCGCGGCGCGTGTGTGTAGGCACGGCTGGTTCAATTCCAAGGGCGGCTTTTTATATTCCCGTAGTTCAAGTGATGGAACGGCGGTCTCCAAAACCGCAGGCTGCAGGTTTGAGCCCTGCCGGGAATGCCATTTGCGTGCCCTGTGAGGGGGCTGAGCAGATAGCGGGGCATCTGGCCGCGAAAGTACCGGATGCAGCGGCGCTCCACCGTTTGCGTTGTCCGAAAAACTGAATGTACGGAGCGCTGCTTATTTTGATATTCTAACCGTTCGGATTTCCGGGCGGTTTTTCTTTTGCATGAGTTTAGAGAGGTGGTGGCAATGACCTGCAAGAAAAAGAATCCGGTAGGTGCACCGCCGAAATATAAAAATTCAGCAGAAATGCAGGAAAAGATAGACGCTTACTTTACTGACTGCGAAGGAGAGCTCTTGCAGGACGCGAATGGAGCCCCGGTTCTGGATAAGTACGGAAATGAAATCTATATGCATCGGCGTCCGCCCACTGTCACCGGATTAGCGTTGGCTTTGGGGTTTGCGTCACGAAAATCGTTGCTGGAATATCAAGGAAAGCAGGAGTTTGTAAACACGATTACGCGCGCAAAAGCCCGGTGTGAAAAATACTCCGAAGAGAGGCTGTTCGACCGGGACGGAACGAACGGAGCGCAATTCAGTCTGAAGTTTAACTTTGGCTGGGACAACAAAGAGGAAAAAATAGAAGAGATCGAAAGCGCAAGCCCGGCAGTTTCCGAAAACCGCCTGTTCGAACTTTTGGCACCGCAATTCCTGCAGACATGGCAGAAGATCATGCGAGGCGATGCGAACGAAGCACTGGAAAAGGGAGGACGGGGATCCACAAAATCCAGCTTCTGCAGCATCGGCATTATCAAACTTCTGCAATTGCACCCGGATTGCAACGCGGCATGCATCCGCAAGGTGGGCAATACCCTGCGCACATCCGTGTATGCACAGATGCAGTGGGCAGTTGACCAGCTGGAACCCGGAATGTGGAAGTGTACGGTCTCTCCAATGGAGATGACAAACAAAAACACGGGTCAAAAGATCCTCTTCTTCGGTCTGGATGACCCCGGAAAGCTCAAGTCTATTAAGCTTCCGCATGGTTACATCGGCATTCTGTGGTTTGAAGAGCTAGACCAGTATGACGGACCAGAGCAAATCCGCAACGTGGAGCAGTCCTGCCTGCGTGGTGGAAACTTCTCTTTCACGTTCAAGAGCTTTAACCCGCCTGCATCTCCACGCAACTGGGCAAACCGGTACGCGATGGAAGTCCGTGACCGCAAAATCATCCAGCACTCTGATTACACGATGGTGCCGCAGGAGTGGCTTGGCAAGCGCTTTCTGGATGATGCCGAAGAACTAAAGAAACGCAACCTGATCGCCTACAAGCACGAGTACCTTGGCGAGGTGACCGGCTGCGGCAAGGAAGTCTTTACCAACATCCGGGCAGAAAAGATAGACCCCGCCAAGTTTGAGCGCAAATATCATGGCATTGACTGGGGCTGGTATCCTGACCCCTTTGCCTATAACTGCATGAGTTACGATGCAGCCCGCAAGACCCTATATATCTATGACGAGATTACCGTGCGGCGCACACGCAACGAGGATACGTTCAAGATGCTGCAAGACCGGCACGTTATGGATCACCCGGAGAGCGAGCGCCTGACCGGTGACAGCGCCGAGCCAAAGAGCTGCACCGACTATACTGCATGGGGAATGAAATGCTTGCCCGCGATAAAAGGTCCGAACAGCGTTGTGCAGGGCGTGAAGTGGCTGCAAAGCCTGACAGCCATCGTGATCGACCCGGTACGCTGCCCGGACACTCTGAAAGAGTTCACCGAGTACGAGTATGACGCGGACAAGAACGGCGATCCACTGCCAGGCTACCCCGACCACGATAACCACCACATAGACGCTACACGATACGCCATGGAACTTGTGTGGCACAAGCCCGGGAAATAAGGAGCAAAGCAAGTGAGAACATACCAAGACCTTGAAGCGGTGCAGAACGACCCCGCAGCCAAAACCGCTTTTGTGCAAAGCTTTATTGCCGAGCACGTCACAAGCGCCCCGGTGCGTACCGCTGAAAAGGCTGACAAGTACGACAAGCAGCTGAACACCGGCGTGGACGACTTTCTGGATGCGCTTGCCGATATCGATTACAAGCTGAACGGCATCGCGAAGAAAGCCCGCCCGGAGACCGTGAAAAGCAACTCCTTCCACCGGCTTAACGTTCAGCGCGTGGCATACAGCCTTGCAAATGGCATCACCCTGCCGGGCGAGGACAACGCAAAAGCAAATCTGGGCGAAAGCTTTGACGAGCAGCTTTACCGGCTGGGCTACCTTGCCTGCATCCATGGGGAAAGCTTTGGATTTTGGAACAACGACCACTTGGACGTGTTCAAGCTGACCGAGTTTGCGCCCCTGTATGACGAGCAGGACGGCACCATGCGAGCCGGTATCCGGTTCTGGCGATTGCAGCCGGACAAGCCCATGCACGCAGTTTTGTACGAGGAGAGCGGCTACACCCGCTACACCGAGGACAGCAATGGCGAGCGCCTGTTGCATCAGTACGGCAAGCAGCAGCCCTACAAGACCACCACGACCACAACCCCCGCCGGGGACGAGATTGTGGAGGGCGAGGGCTACGGAACGCTGCCCATTGTGCCGCTGTGTGGAAGCAGCGCCAAGCAAAGCACGCTGGTCAATCTCAAGGGTTATATTGACAACATTGACCTGATCGTCAACGGATTTTGCGATGATCTGCGCGAATGTGCGCAGGTCTATTGGCTCATCTCAAACTACGGCGGCATGCAAGACGATGATCTGCGCCGGTTCATGCAGCGGCTGCGGTTCAACCACGCCGCCAACGTGGACAACGCCGGCACAAACGGCGGCAGTGTGCAGCCCTACACGCAGGAGATCCCCACACAGGCGCGGGAGACCCTTTTGCAGCGACTACACAGTTCCCTGTATGAGGATTTCGGCGGTCTGGACGTGCATTGCGTGAGCGCAGACAGCACCAACGACCATCTGGAAGCCGCCTATCAGCCACTGGACGAGAACGCCCGGGACTTTGAGCAGCAAATCACCAAGTTTGTGCGTCAGGTGCTAAAAATCGCCGGTCTGCCGGATGCAAAGCCGCAGTACACCCATGTGCGCATCTCCAACACCAAGGAGCAGGTGGACATGGCGATTGCGGAATCGACCATCATCGGAAACGAGATGGCAATAGAACTGCTGCCCAACCTGACGCAGGAGCAGAAGGAACAGGCCAAGGCCGCGCTGATGGCAGAGAGCGCAACGCGGGAGACCGAGGACGAGGAGGAGGAAGATGGCAGCAGGTGAAACTTACGAAGAGTTTGTGGAAAAGTTCAAGCCGAAAAAGACCACGGACGACTGCTATACACCGCCCGGCGTGTACGCCGTCATCAAGGACTGGGCCTGCAAGGAGTACGGCATCGACCCAGCCAAAATTGTGCGCCCGTTTTACCCCGGCGGCGATTATGAGAATTTCGACTACCCGGAGGGTGCCGTTGTTCTGGACAACCCACCGTTTTCAATCCTGTCCCGAATCTGCGGGTTCTATCTCGATCGTGGCATTCCGTTCTTCCTATTCGCTCCATCTTTGACAGCGTTTTCTGGAAGGGCAAATAATATGCGGATGAACCATATCATTTGCGACTGTAGTATCGAGTACGAAAACGGTGCAATCGTCCGAACAAGTTTTGTAACCAGCTACGGCGGGGACATCATAGCACAGACAGAACCTCGCCTGACGAAGCTGGTAAACGATGAGGTAGAGCGCCTTAGACGCACCAAAACAGTACAGCGGCCAAAGTATACATACCCGGATCATATTGTGACGGCTGGAATGCTTCAACGATACAGCCATTACGGTGTGGATTTCAAAATTCACAAAAAGGACTGCGATCCGATTTATGCGCTGGATGCACAACGCTCCACGGGGAAAACGATTTTTGGTTCAGGTCTGCTGCTGTCTGACCGTCTCGCCGCAGAGCACGCCGATGTCAGGAAGGCTGCGGCCGAAAACGCTACAAAATGGGAATTATCCAGCCGAGAGATGGCTATTGTGGAGTATATGAACACCCATGAAACAAACCGACCTTGACCGCATCTCCACCCGGCAGCTGAACAGGCTGCGCCGCCGCATTTTGCGGGTCTATGGCACCGCCCGCCGGGAAATGACCAAGCAGCTGACCGAGTTTCTGAAGCATTACCAGAAGCTGGACGCCTACAAGCGGGCGCAGCTGGAAGCCGGGAAGATCACCGAGAGCGACTATCGCACATGGCTGCGGAATCAGGTGTTTCAGTCCGAGATGATGCACCAGAAGCTGGACAACATCACCCAGACGTGCACCACAGCCCAGCAGACGGCGTACAAGCTGGCGCGGGATGAGCAGTATGATATCTTTGCCTTTGGAGCAAACTGGGCATTCTATGAGCTGGAACAGGCCGCAGGCGTGGCGTTCAACCTGACCTTGTACAACACCGAAGCGGTCAAGCGGCTGCTGCTGGAAAACCCCAAGTTGGTGCCAAACAAGCGCATCAAAAGCGAAAGCAACAAGACCTACGACGCCCGGGTGTTCAACCGGTACGTCATGCAGGGCATCATACAGGGCAAAAGCGTCCATGACATTGCGGTGCAGGCTGTGCAGGGCATGGCAGACACAGAGGTGCACTGGGCGATGAACAACGCCATCACAGCCCTTACCGGCGCACAGAACGCCGGGACAATGCAGCAGTTGCGCAACGCCCAAGCCATTGGCATTGAAGTGCAGAAGCGCTGGAACAGCACATTGGACTACCGCACCCGTGAGACGCACCGGCTGCTGGATCAGGAGACCGCCGACCTAGACGAGCCATTCAAGGTGCAGGGCTACGAGATCCAGTACCCGGGAGACCCCAACGCGGCACCGGAGATGGTTTATCACTGCCGCTGCAAGGTGACCGGGACGCTTGTAAAGTACCCACGACAGAACGCTATGCGGCGGAACAACACGACAAAAGATGTCACATCTGACCTGACCTATACCGAGTGGTACAAGGCAAAGGGCGGCACGGAAGCCGAACAGATGTGGCGGGAAGAGGAACGCAAACGCAGAAAGGATGGCGCCAAGAATGAGTAAACGTGGCTCTGGAAGTTCCACAAGGGCAAGTGGGGGAAAACTACGCTTGATGAATTTCTTGCAAAGCGCGGTTTAAGTTCACCTATCAGCGACTATATGGATGATAAACTGCGTATCCCTCATGGCTTGACACGCAGACAGACCGAGAAAATGCAAAAAGAAGCCCATGAAGCCGCTGCACAATATTCCGCAAAAAGAGAAGCTGCTATTGCAGAATACAAAGCGGGCGTTGCATCTGGCGCAATCAAAGAAAAAAGCCGTGTTGAAGTTTTGATGGGCAAGGCAAAGGGGCATCCAGACAACCCATCAACGCAGGCCGCACGGCGTGCGTTGGAAAAGCGCGGTTACAACTGGAAAACAGGGCGAAAACTCAAGAAAAAGTAAGGTTTGGAGGGATGAACCGTGATTCTGCCAATGGAAAACACTGAGAAAATGATTTTTCCGGGCGTGGGAAAGTATGGCATCCCTGAAATCAAGCCGGAAACGGACATCCGCATTGACAAGCTGGAATGGATCCCGGTCAATTATGCGCTGACCGCCAAAGACAAGGCCACAAAAGGCGTGCATTTTTACAAGGACGATTACCAGTTTGAACGGTTCTGGAACAACCCAGACAAATACATTCCCCTTTTGCAGCAGTTCGGCGCGGTATGTTCGCCGGATTTTTCTTTGTACAGTGATATGCCGCTTGCGGTGCAGCTTTTTATGCATTACAAAAAGCACTGGCTTGCCGCATACTGGCAAACGCACGGCATTCACGTTATCCCAACGCTTTGCTGGTGCGGAGATCAAAGCTATGACTGGTGCTTTGACGGCGAGCCGAGAAACGCCATCGTGAGCATTTCGAGCCACGGCACACAGTCTGACCCATACGAAGCAGAATGCTTTGCCAAGCACTGCCGTAAGGCGCTGGAAGTGCTGCAACCGAGCGGCATCTTGTGGTATGGCAAGTGTCCGGCAGAATTTGACTGGAATGTAACCAAAATCAAGCCATTTCAATACGAAAGGGGGCATTACCGTTAGTAAACGAGGTTCAGGTAGCTCCGCAAGAGCGGGCGGTGGCATGGCTGCGCTCAAAGGCACTGAAAAACAGGTTGAATGGGCTTCCAAAATTCGAGAAACCACAAACAATGCACTGGATGATTCTATTTCTTTTGCAAAAACGCAAACCGCAAAAATGGGAAAAGACCGGGTAAATGCAGCGGTAGAATGGGCAGAAAAGGCGAAAAAAGAAATCAATTCCACATCCAGCGCAAGTGAATTGATAGACACCATTGGCGCATATATCGGCAACAAAACCGGAGAATCCGCAAAACAGTCCGCACTTCTCGGAATCACAAGAACGCTCCAAAGCGGAACGGGAGACCTTGCCAAGAGACTAAAAAAGGCAAGAGGGCTGTAAAATGAAATTTGATTATAACATCAAAGTCACTGACAACACCCCGCAGCTGCTTGAAGCGCTGGAAGACTGGGCGGAGCGGGTGCTGACCATCTGGGGCATGAAGGTGCAGGACTATGCACAGCTGCTTGTGCCCACAGGCACGGCAGACAGCACCGGCATAGAGGGCTATGTGGGCGGCGCGCTGAAAGCATCCATTACCTACGTTGTATCAGCGGCGCAAAAGACCGTCACCATCGGCTCAAACCTGTTTTACAGCGTTTATGTGGAACTGGGCACCGGTATCTATGCCACAAACCATGATGGGCGCAAAACGCCGTGGGTGTGGCAGGACTTCAACGGCGATTGGCACTTTACACGAGGCATGAGAGCAGCCAACGAGGGTAAAGGCTTCCTGCGCCCGGCGGTGGAAGATCATATCAAAGAACTGCAAGAGATTGCAGTAGAGGAAGGAAACAAGGAGGTATAAAAACATGACAGAACTTGAAACTTTGAGCGCACGACTTGAAGAGGCCGTGAAAAAGCATTTGGAGAAAACGCAAGTATCAGAATCCAGTTGAGGACGCCGTTGTCTCCAATTACTCCCGGAATGGGAGAATTTAATACAATTTAATATCCAGCGGTTGACGCACAGCGTCGGCCGCTTTTTTATATGCCGTTTTTGCACAACTGGCAGTGCTCCCGGCTCATAACCGGGTAGTTGCAGGTTCGACCCCTGCAAGCGGCACCACGCCGGCAGCACGTCCGGCAAAATAACCTTATTGCCAAGCATGGCAGCCCGAGCAAGGGCAGAAAGGACACACACATGGCACTCAAAAGAGCAGATATCCGCAAGATTCTGGAAAACGCCGAAACCTCCAACGATGACAAGGCAAAAGCCATTCTGGACGCCTTGCACGAGGAGACCGATTCCCTCCGGGACGAACTGGATACCGAGAAAAACGCCCGCGTTGCAGCGGAAAAAGAACGGGATGCAGCCAACAGCGGTAAGCAGACCGCAGAGCAGGCGCTGACCGACTACAAGACCCAGCAGACCGCAAAGGAATCCAGAGCCGCAAAGGAATCCAAGTTCCGGGAGCAGCTCAAGGCCGCAGGTGTGCTGGAAAAGTACTTTGACCGCATCGTGCGCTTGTCTGGCGAGGACATCGACAAGATGGAACTGGACAGCAAGGGCAACGTGAAGAACGCGGACAAGCTGGCTGAGAGCCTGAAAACCGATTGGAGCGACTATGTGGGCAGCACCTCCACCAAGGGCGCACCGGTGGACAACCCGCCCGCAAACACCGGTTCCAAAATGACCAAAGAACAAATCATCAACATCAAAGACGCAACCGAGCGTCAGGCAGCCATCGCGGCGAATCTTGAAGCGTTCGGACTTGCAGCAAAGGAGTAACACATGGCAGCACCCGAAAATCTGACTACCAAATCTCAGATCACCACCACTATCCGCGAAATCGACTTCGTGACCCAGTTCCAGAAGAATTGGGACGCGCTGCGCACCATTCTGGGCATCTCGCGCCCCATCCGCAAGGCACCCGGCACTAGGCTGGTATCCTACAAAGCTGCCGTTGACGGCAGCCTGAAGGGCGGCACCGATGTGGGCGAGGGCGAGGACATCCCCCTGACCAAGACCAAGGTCGAGCCTGTGACCTATGCCGACGTCGAACTTAGCAAGTGGGCTAAGGCCGTTTCCATCGAAGCCGTCACCATGTACGGCGCAGAAGTGGCCGTTGATCGCACCAATACCGCTTTCCGTAACGAGCTTCAGAAGAAGGTTCTGACCGACTTCTACACCTTCCTCAAGACCGGCAAGCTGGTTGGCACGCAGAAGACCTGGCAGCGTGCACTGGCTATCGCAAAGGGCGCAGTCCTAAAGCGTTTCGCAAAAGACAATCTGGACGTGACCGAGGTCGTAGGCTTTGCCAACATCATGGACTTCTACGACTATCTGGGCGATAAGGAAATCACAGTACAGACCGAGTTCGGACTGAACTATGTGAAAAACTTCCTCGGCTACAGCACCCTGTTCCTTCTGCCTGACGCTTACATCGAGCAGAAGGAGGTAATCGCCATCCCTGTTGAGAACATCGGCCTGTACTACGTCGACCCCGCAGACCGCGACTACGCCACCATGGGCGCAAACTACACCGTTTCCGGTGAGACCAATCTGCTGGGCTACCACACCGAGTACAACTACAAGAACGCCACCACTACCTACTACGCCATCATGGGCATGAAGCTGTGGGCAGAGTATCTGGACGGTATCGCGGTCGTGACTGTCGGCGCGACCAACACCGAGCCTACCGTTAACTCGTCGGCTGATACGAAATAAGGAGGTGACCCCCGCATGACTGTGCCAGAGCTGTGCGTTTACACGCACAATTTTTTTGACCGGTACGATGCACCGTTTACAGGGCGGTTCATCATTGGCGTGGACTATATCTGGGATGCGATCAACTTCAACACGGACGTGCTTGCAGATCCTGAAAACATCCTGTCCGGGCTTTCGCCGCACCAGTTCTACAAAATAGAGGGCTCTATCTTCAATGACGGCGTGCATCAGGCGGGCGAGCCTCTGACCCCCGAAACCTTCACCGGCACGGTACAGCCTATGCGGGTTCCCAACGTGTTTGTGGAGCTTGCCAAGAAGATCACCGACTACGATGCAGCCACGCCCGGCGGCGGACGCTATGTTTCCCAGTCCTTCAACGGATGGAGCGGCACCATGGCCACCGGCACGGACGGCCTGCCCGCAGACGGTTGCACCCGCTACCGCCGGGAAATCAACCAATGGAGGAAACTGTAATGCCTGTAAACGATTTTACCAAGTTCACCGTGATGGAGAATTTTACAAAAAAGTTCTGCTTCATGGAAAAAAAGCTGGTTTCGGATGGGCTTTTTGGCTCTACCACCACATGGGAGGACGGCATGGAGTTCCTCGCCGTAGAGCGGCACGACCAGACCATAGAAGCACAGCAGGCAGAGCAGCATGGCACGGCGTCCACCTACTCCCTCTATGTGGATAAGGGCATCAAGCTGTCCCCCTTCGACCGCATCAAGCGGCTGGACGACGGGCAGACCTACGAGGTGACCACCGCGAGCAGAGACAAGATTTCCCCCGCCGAAAGCGGGATGAATCTTGCCGTTGTGCAGTGTAAAAAGGTGGTGCTTTCCTGATGGGCGCAGAAGAAGCCATTACCACGGCGCTGAACAGCTTTTTTACGCTGTTCGATGTTCCTGTATACCCAGAGGATTCCGTGCCGCCGGGCTCTTCCCTGCCCTATATCACGGTGAAGCCGGTCATCCCCAAGGGATTTGACGAGAGCAGCACCTTCCATGCGCGGCTGTGGTATCCGGTGGACGACGGCAAGCTGCCCATCATCCGCAAAGCAGATGAGATGCGCGCTGCCCTTGGCGATGGGCTTACCATCGAGTGCGAGGGCGGCGCAATTCTTTTATGCGCAGACAATCCGTGGGCGCAGCCTTTGGACAACCCGCCGGAAAAATACCTGTGCACATACCTTACTTTTGACGTCACATCCTTTGTGGTGTGAGAAAGGACAACACATGAACAAAATGTATCATGCCATTTCGCCGGATGCTTTCAAAAAGCTGCAGTTTCAGGCCGGTGCGCTGCTCAAGAAGTTCGACCCGGCGGGCACTACCCCCATTGCAGCGGAGGATATGATGTGCCTGACTTCCGGCGGCATCTCCATCACCTGCAAGCCCAATACCGTGGACTTGGGGGAGGATCTGGACGAGGTGCCCGAGAACACCTACCAGCTGAAGCACATCACCAGTTGGGACTGCGGTCTGTCTACCACCTGCATGACCGTGAGCGCAGACACCATCAAGCTGGAGTTGGGCGCTGCAGACGTGGAAACCAACAAGATCACCGTGCGAGAGGACTACACGGAAGCGGACTTCCAGGATATCTGGTGGCACGGCAATCTGATCGGCGGCGGCTATGCTGCGGTCAAGCTGATGAAAGCCGCAAGTGATGGCGGTCTGGAACTGAAAACCAGCAAAGACGGCAAAGGCAATCTCAATCTGAGCCTGAAGGGACACTACGACATGAAAGACACCAGCAAAGTGCCTATGGAGTTCTACGTCAAGGGGGCAGAGTAATGATCCTTACTATCAATCTTGACCCCGTGGAAGCCCTGCCCAAGCTGTATGACGCAGTGGACGGCATCACCCGCATGATCATGGACGCAAAGGACAACGTGGACAACCCGGAGACCAAAGCCGCCCGGGAGACCATCGTTGCCAACGCCATGAAGCTGCTGGGTGCAGAGCCTGCCGAAACCGCAGAGGGCAAGAAGAAGCTTACCCCGCGCGAGTTTGCGCTGGCTGCGCTGGACTTTATTAAGCCCCTGATGAAGCTTGACCCGCAGCGCACCATGAACGCCCTGCACCAGCTGTACACGCTGGAAAAGGGCGAGAAGGACACCCTGCCCAAGGCATTCACCGCGCTTACCAAGTCCGTGATGCAGGAGGATATGCAGGATTTTTTGTCATCGCTGGCCGACTTGAACGGCCTGAGTTTTGGCACTACCTCTGCCGAGCCGACCTACAGCATCTCCGAGCCTACGGAATAAGGTATTTCGTCTGGTTCGTCATCATCGAGATGCGCGAACGCCACCGCACAAAGGCATACCAGCTGTATACGGCTGATATGCTTTTTCTTTGTGCCGTATCGCTGGGGCAGCAGGTGGAGCAGTCCTTCAGCGAGATCATGGAAGAGTACGATAAGCCGCTATCCAAGCGCCGACACGAGACCACGCTTGAAGAAGCGCAGGCGTGTTGGGAAAAGACGCTTGCAGACAGTAAAAAAGCCGCAGAGCAGAACGGAGGTGGTGAGACCTGACTATTTTTAATTTGATGGCCACTTTGGGGCTTGATACCTCCGAGTATGAGCAGAGCATCGAGCAGGCCAGAAAAGAGACGCAAAGCGCCGCAAACTCGCTGAACCGCAGCGCAAACACCGCCGGGAGCGGCGTTTCAGGCATGGCAAGCCAGTTTGCAGCAGCCAGCGCAAAAGCGACTGTCCTTGCAAATATGCTTACATCGCTTGGGACAAAAGCGGTAGGCCTTGCAAAGGGCTTTGTGGAGATGGGCATTTCTTATAACGCCCAGATAGAAAAGTACACCACAGGCTTTACCAATATGCTGGGCAGCGCACAGGCCGCGCAGGAAGCCATGCAAGCTATTCAGGAGGACGCAGCCCGCACCCCGTTTGACGTGGCATCCCTGACGCAGGCAAATCAGCTGCTCATCAGCGCGGGTGAAAACGCTGCGTATTCCCGCAAGGCCATCAATGCACTGGGCGATGCTGTTTCCGCAACCGGCGGCGGCAACGCCGAACTGTCCCGCATGGCTGCAAACCTGCAGCAGATCGCAAACGTGGGCAAAGCGTCCGCAATCGACATCAAGCAGTTTGCCTATGCGGGCATCAATATCTATCAAATCTTGGCAGATTACACCGGCAAATCGGTGCAAGAAGTCCAGAACATGACCATCAGCTACGACCTTCTTTCGCAGGCTCTTATAGCCGCCAGCGAGGAGGGCGGGCGTTACTATAACGCCATGGAAACCCAAAGCCAGACCATGAACGGGCGTATATCCACCTTGAAGGATAACGTCAGCCAGCTGGCCGGGCTTATGACCGGAGACCTTTCTTCCGGTATCGGCGTTGTAATAGGCCACCTGAACGACATGGTTGTCGCAGCACAGGAAGCCTACAAAAAGGACGGCTGGAAAGGTCTCGGGAACGCAATCCTTGAACTGGATAACCCCATCAGTGCCATCATCAAAAAGTTTGGGCAGCTTGGCAGCGCGGCTGTTAGTGCACTGGATAAGGCAAGCTACTATCTGAACAAGGCACTGGGCAAAAACGCTTATTCTGGTTACGACAGCTACGAGGACTACAGAGAGGATCAGCAAAAGCAAAGCAACAGCAATCGGCTGCGGCAGAATGCGCTTTCCGGCAAAAGCGTAAGCAACAAAAGCTGGTCTGAGCGTCAGGCAGAAGCAGCGGCCGCGAGCGGCGGCAGTTCCATCGTCACAAGCCCTTCCAGTTCCTCCGGCGAGAGCACCGGCACAAACTCCAAGACCGAAACAGTCATAGCGTCCGTGTCGCACACCGCCACCACCACCGCACAGAACGCGCTGGGCGCTGTGACAACGAGCGTTGAGACACTGCAGGAGAAGGTCAAGGACGCAGCGGGCAACATCAAAGACCGCGTGACCGAGACCACCACCGAGACCGGCAAAGAGATGGTCAACGGCGTTGCTACTACCTATACGCTTGTAACCAAGAAAGTCACGGATACGAACGGCAAGATAAGCACCACGACCAAGAAGGTCTACGCCGATATGTCCAAGACCCTGCTTGGCACCCTGACCACTATTGCAGAAAAAACCTTCAACGGCATCACCACCACCACGCAACAGGCCGTGGAGACCTACGCGGACGGAAGCCAGCACATCAAGACCACCGCCACCGAGACCGGCGAGCGCATTGTGGACGGCGTGCGGCAGACCTACACCAAGGTCATCAGCTACATTGACGGCGTGCAGGACAAGGTGACAGAGACCGCGCAGAACATCGACAAGAGCATCAAGGCGACCCAAAAGCGCATTGAGGAGAACCTAAGCAAGGCACAGCAGCAATTCAACAGTGGGATTTTCAAGCTTGGAAAGAACCTGTACACCGACCTGAAAAATCAGGACTGGGCAGCGCTTGGGCTGGATATCGTCAACATGATGTGGGGCGAGGTGTCACAGGAGCAGCGCGAAGCTCTGTCCGACTGGGCAAACAAGGCGCTGGAAGCCATCAACGAGGCTTATGCCGGCGGCGGTCTGAGCGAGGCGTTCAACGCTTTTAAGCAGATCATGTCCAACGGAATCAAAGCAGATGCAGACGGCGTTACCACAAGCGTAGACGGGCTGAATCAAGTATTCCAGAAGCTTGGCATCAATGTTGACGACGCAGGCAGCAAGATCATGGGTGTGCTGAACACCATTGGCTCCGGCATGGGCAGCTTTGCTCTCAACGCGGGCGCAGATATCGCAGGCCTTGCCGGGAGCATGGGCAGTCTTGGCACGATCGCAGAGGGCGCAGGCGGGCTGATCGCAAAGGTGGGCAGCCTGATCATCTCGAACCCGGAGGTTGCCGCGATCATCGCCATTGTGGCGGGCGTGGTGGCGCTTGGCGCTGCACTGTTTGCAAAGTTTGGCAAGGGCAAGAGCAGCGGCGGGCAGGCTGTGAGCCACTACGAAAGCCCCTTTGCCGGGCATGACGTGTACGACAGCCTGACCGAGTTTTCCACCCGGGCGGCCATGCAGCACCGCTACATGGAAAAGACCACCGGCACGGATGCACAGCTGGGCATTTTGCAGCAGATCCGCGATCTGCTGGACGAGCATCTGCCGGACATCGGCACCGGGCAGCTTGTCATGGACGGCGAGAAGGTGGCCGATATGCTCACACCGCGTCTTGCGACCAACATGGATACCAGCATGGGCGTGTACACCCTGCGGGCAGAAAGGGGTGTTTAAATGGCAATTCACAGCGCAAAGCTGGGAAACTACGACACTTTTGCAACATGGGGGCTATACATGAAGGTGGGCAGCCCGAACATCGGCGAGCCTGAACCGGACGAGACCCTTGTGCAGATACCCGGCTCTGACACGCTGCTCAACCTTACTACCTCGCTGGACGGCAAGGTGCACTACAAAAAGCGCTCCATCACCATGGAGCTGCTTTGCACCGCGCCGAAAAAGCTGTGGAAGGTACTGCAAAGCCGTCTGCACAATGCCCTTGAGGGCAAGTGGCTGCAATGCGTGTTTGACGATGATCCCTCTTTGTACTGGGAGGGGCTCTGGCACGTCAAATTTGTGCCGGGGCGGCTCTCCGCTACGGTCACCATCACCGGCAGCTGCAATCCGTACAAGTACAACGTCTATGACGGCACGCAAGACATCCGGTGGGATGACATCAACTTTGAAACGGACATCCTGCGGGACTACCGCAGCATTGCGCTGCCAGCCAATACGCCGGTGGACGTGGTCATCTACGGTGCACCGCACACTGCGGCGGCCTACTTCCAGCGCGGCGAAAGCGAGGCGCTTGTCACTTTACGGGTAAACAATACCTATGTAGGCGCTTTTTCCAAAACGACCGAGTGGCAGTATCTGGAGGGGCTGGATATCCCGGACGGTGAAACCGTCACCCTGACCTTTACAGCCAACGCTGCAAGCAGCATCACCATCAAGTATCTGGGGGCAAGCCTATGAGCTACAAGATATACGCAGGCACAGGATATACCGCATACGACATGGAGGACAAGGTCTGCATCTATGCGCCCGGCTCTGCGCTGGAAACCACGAAGCTGATAAATCCAACTTTGACACGGGAGTTTGGCAAGGCCGGAAGTCTGGAATTTACTATCCCGCTGGGAAATGTGGCGCACAGCGCCCTGCAAAAGCTGAAAACGGTGGTATCCGTGGAACAGGACGGCAAAATGATCTGGCAAGGCAGGGTCATGAGCCATGAGCAGGATTTTCTGCTGCGGCAGAAGGTGTACTGTGAGGGCGAGCTTGCCTACCTCAACGATACCGACGTGCCGCCCTACACCGCCAAGGACGTGACCATCCGGCAGTTTCTGGACTTTCTCTGTGACAACCACACGAAGCTTACCGATGAGTACAAGCAGTTCTTTATCGGCAACGTAACCGTGGAAGAACAGCGGCGGTATGTTCCGGTAGCCGAAAAGTGCTATATGAAGCTGGACTATGCGGCCAGTAGCCCGGATGTAGACGGAGACTACCGTCAAGATTGGGGGCTGTACGCCCAGAGCGGCAACCTGCTTATTAGAAGCTTCTCCACGGTCTTATCTGACTATGAAGAAGTGCAGACCCCTCCAGAAAATAGCTGGGCACTAAACGAGATCAAGACCAGAAAAGACTATATCATCTGGCGCACGGGAGACAACCAGTTCACCCTCCGCCGGAACGCGGTCTCTCAGGGGAGCAAGACTTACGATGCAGAGCAGACCATTGTAAAGCCTTCCATCACCACGCCGATAGAGACCTATAAGTTTTACGACACCATAAATGTGACCCAAAAGGGCACCGAATCCAAAACGTACAGCATCAAGACGGAAAAAGACGGCACGGTCAACGTGTACGTCGGCGGGGAAAAGTCCGCAGACTACACCCCGCAGCTTGTGGAGGAGCTGCACGACTTCGGCGACGGCAAGAACTACGGCAAAACATGGGACATCATACAGAATGAGCTTGTGGACGTTTACAGCGGCTACCTGTGCCCGCGCCGAGAAGTGATAATGCCAGACTTGGATATAGCCGTCAGGCGGCTGGACTATGTACAGGACGCGACCGAGCGCAACGTGCAGGGCATCACCTTTGGCACAAACCTGCTGGACTTGAACAGCTACGTCAAGGCCGAGGACATTGTCACCCGAGTAATCGCCATCGGCAAGAAAAAAAGCGGCTGGTTTTTATGGAAGGACACCAATACTCTGACCGCCACCGCCAACGATGAAACCGCCCAGAAGCTTTACGGACTTATCACCCGGTATCTGGTGCTGGACGGCACAGCCAACACACAACAGTCCCTGCAGGACGAGGCCGACATGGAGCTTGGCAAGCACTTACGACTTGCGGACGGCATCACGGTGAAAGCCGTAGACCTGAAGGACGCGGGCGTGGACGTGGACAGGATCGCTTTCGGTAAGCTGACGCACATTATTTCCGCGCCCCACGGCGTTGATGTGTGGATCAACTGTAACAAGCTCGTAGAGCCGTTGGACAAGCCCGCAAAGAAGGAGTTTACCTTCGGCAAAAAGTTTTCCAGCATATCCGACCTGCAGGCGCTCAGCGCCCGCAAAGCAACCACCGCGTATGACCTGAGCCGCACGCTCAAGGGGTACGCATCTAATGTGCAGTCTTATGCGCTGCAAACGATGAGGGCAGACGATGAAACCATTTAAAGAAGTAATTGACGGCATCCGCAAAGCCGTCATGGCACGCGAAGTGCGCGAGGATATCGCCCAGATGGGCGAGTATATTGAGCAGTTTGCAAACACGGCGGGCGAAAACATCCAGAAAGCCATCGACCCCACCCTCTCCGTCGAGGGCAAGGCTGCGGATGCGGCAAAGGTTGGAGAGGCGATCAATGCGGAGAGCGAAAGAGCAAAGGGAGCGGAAAATCAGCTAAAGGAAGATTTAGCAAGCAATGGATTAGCGGTAAATGTTTTTGATGGTCAATTCCAAAAAGGTTACTATGATAGAAGTAATGGTCAATATGTGCCGTCTGAATCAAATAATGAAATTTGCGCTATAAATAAAGTAAAATGTCATAGTGGAGATGTTATAAAGATTAAGTTTCCAATTAAAATATCCTCGTCCAGATGTGTTGTGTATGACGCAAATAGCTTATTGATATATACAAAGTATTTCGAAAACACTGAACTTGATACATCTGGGGTAGATGTGATCGAATTTACTATTCCAGAAAATGGAACGTATTTTGCTTTTAATGCAACGACAAACGGAAAATCTATAAGCGGTACAGAAGTTTATATAAACTTAAAAAACATCAAAGATGCAATCCAAAGCAATGCAGATGCAATCCAAAGCAATGCAGATGCAATCCAAAGCAATGCAGATGCAATCCAAAGCGTGTATGACGCATTTGCGAACCGGACAAAATCTTTTAAAAGATTGATAACGTTAAAAAATGTCAAATTGGTCTCACTGATAGGAATCAGCCTTTCCCCTGCAACAATTGAATTAACGGGTAAAAATGTACTCGATACAGAGTCAAAGGTCATCGGTAAAATAAAAAATGATGTTGGCGAAGAAATTACTGATAACAGCTTTTACTACTCAAAATTTATACCCGTAACACCGAACGAAAATTTGTATTTTAATTTTGGCGCACAGAGAGTATATCAGTACAGTCATGACAAATCGTGGCTCAGACGCACATCACCATATAATATGGCATTAAAGTTAGGGACATTTACTGTTCCGAACGATTGCTATTTCATTCAAGTGCAAGCGCAACAAAACAGTGTTAATCTTGCTTCTGCAATGGTGACACGAGAACAGGATGAATCAGAATATGAAAAATACCGTCAGTATGAATTAACGATATCAAATACGGATAATCTTCCAGTAGTGTTACCTTTATATGGAGATACGACATTCTATTGCGGAGAAAATACAGAAGCCACAATACAATATAACGAATCAGACGGTATTACAATTCCAGCCTGTGCAAAGTATTCTATTTGGGAACCATCCGAAGCACCGGACGACTACTCTTCTGAAATTGGAAATAATAAAGTTACTATTTCCATTACACTTTTGCAATTTTTAAGTCAATTTTTTGACACGTATATAGGCAAACACAATAATGGATATACTGTTACAAAGAGGTCTATTGGTAGGGATTCCAGCAATGAATATGAATTACTTGAATACTGTTTTAAGCCGAAGCACTATAATCGCACTGTGCTTTTATCTGCTGGAATGAATCCTTGTGAAACATCTGGTATGTTCGGTATCGCTTATTTGCTTAAAAACATCATGGATGGGACTGATGAACCTGGTTTAAACTATTTGCGTGATAATGTACGCTTTGTGATAATCCCGTGCATTAACCCATGGGGCTTTAATCAGTCACCCCTTGCGTATTACAATTTCAATGGGGTTAGAATCAATAAAAATTTTGATTATAACGGAAGTTGGAAACAGATGCCAAGTAATGAAAAACCGGGTGAATCTGCAGATAGCGAGGCAGAAACAAAAGTTCTGAAAACATGGCTTAGCCATTGGGCAAATCGAGCGGAACTCTGGATCGATTGTCATAGCGACACGGGTGGCAATCCTCCACATTTACATCAGGTAATTACATCGTCTAGCACTGTTGGAGCAATAGTCCAACAAGTACAACAGGAAATCACGGATTTTTATATCGCGAAAGGGTACATAACAGACGGAACGGCAGATGCGGTTAAGCCGTCATGGTGGACATCGCCACTGACAAACTTCCCCAAAACGCTGTACAGCGAAAAGATTGCCGGAATTAAAGCAATGATGATTGAACAGTACCCCAACGGTGCTTTTTATGGAAATGATGGAACAAAAAATAATGATAGCTATGGCATTAAGAATTATGTTTTAATGTTGCGGGCTTTTATTCTGGCTATGCTGAAACGAGATGCCATCTCTGTGGCAACCGGTGATTTGTCATGGGATGCATATCAATATTCGCTGAATAACTAAAGGTGGCCTTATCTAACCTTAAAAACAAAAAAGGAGTCTCAAAATGCTGCACACCATCCTCAACTTCATCGCTTCCCTCTTCTCCGCCCTCTCCCGAGCGGCAGATGCCTCTACTTCTGACCCGGTGTCCACCGTGGACACCCAGAGCGCTGCTCCTCCCGGCTGGGATGGTGCACCGCCCTACCGCTACATCGACGTGAGCCGGTATCAGGGCAAAATTACCCTCGACGGCTGGCGCAAGGTCAAAGCGGCTGGTTACAAGGGCGTCATGCTTAAGACGGTATCCACCAACAAAAAGCTCTCCAAGCGGGCAGACGGCCTTTACATCGACACGACATTTGAGACCAACTACCGCAACGCCCGGGCTGCCGGGCTGGACGTGGGGGTCTACTACTACACCTACGCCACCAGCGAGGCGATGGCCGATGCAGAGCTCGCCCTTGTGCGGCAGGCGGTCTACGGCAAGGAGCTTACAATGCCCCTCGCGGTGGACGTGGAGGAAAACAAGCTCAAACCCATGAGCACCCTCGACCTCACCAACCTCACCGCCTACGCGCTGGAGCAGGTGGAGAAAATGGGCTTTTACGCCCAGCTGTACACCTACACGGGTTACAGCTATGAGCTGGACATGCAGCGCCTAGCAGGACGCTGGGACGTCTGGTTGGCCGACTACACGGGCAAGACGCCCAAGGTGGATTTCAAGTACAATTCCCACCAGCACACCAGCAAAGGCAGCGTGCCGGGCATCTCCGGCAACGTAGACTTGAACGTCACCACCCGCAACTACCCGAAAATCATTGCAAAGAAGGGTCTAACCCGTCTTCGGGAGGGCGCATGAGCGAATCAATCATCGTGGCAATCATCACCGGCGGTCTGAGCCTGATCGGCGTGATCGTCTCTAACAGCCGCACTTCACAGAGCATGGACGCCAAGCTGGACAAGCATCAGGCGGTGACCGACACAAAGCTGGAAGAGCTGACCCGCGAAGTCCGGGAGCACAACAGCTTTGCCAAGCGCGTACCGGTGTTGGAAGAGCAGATCAAGGTGGCAAACCACCGCATCGAAGACCTCGAAAAAGAGAGAGGAGAGTAACACATGGAAACCATTCTCAATACCATTCTCACCCCGCTGCCCGCGTGGCTGGCGCTTGCGCTCATCGTTGCGGGCGCTGTGTCGCTTGTGCTGGGGCTTATCCGTCTGGGCTACGGCGCAGCGGTCAGGACGCTGGTGCTTGACCTCATCGACCAAGCTGAAAAGGAGATTCAGGGCACCAAGCGCGGCGCAGAGCGCAAGGCGTGGGTCGTCAAGATGCTTCGCGCCGCCCTGAGTACCAGCAAATACGGCAGGCTCATCAGTTGGGCCATCACCGATGAGACCATCGGCACTGTGATTCAATTTTTCTTTGACCGCGCCCGGTCGGCGCTGGAAAAGCAGTAAGGAGGATATCATGGCAAGCACTACATACGAGCATCCCGGTGGCTTTACCGAGATGTACGCCGCACGAGAGCAATTTCGTGATGTCACGAAATTGGTCTGCGCACGTTTTCGTGGCCTTACGAAAACATACCATCTCGGCAATGTAAACAAACTGGTGACATTTTGTCACCGTTTCGCCGTCATTGGCAATATGGTGCGCAACGCCGGACAGCTGCCGCAGCCTTTCTGGCTCGGTGCTGCCCGTGGCGGCGGCTCGTATAGTCTTTCCGCCAGCGTTGCAAGGACTTGACCGACAGCAGATGACAGCCGCCATCAAAAACGCACCGCTTGGGAGGGTAGACCGTAAGATAGCTTTACTGAGGTACGTTGAGCGGCTCCCGCTGCCGGATATTGCAGCACAGACACATTACAGTCGGACGGCGGTAGGCTACCGGCTGAAAGGCATTGATTTGATTTTTGAGGAATCGAATGGTTGTAGGTAAAATCGCAAACAGTCACAATGATGAATACTATACTCCAGCGTATGCAATCGAGCCAATTCTTTGTTACATTCCGAACGACGCAAAGGTTTGGTGCCCTTTTGATACAGCTGAATCACTGTTCGTGAAGATGCTTGCAGCGCATGGATGCAAAGTTGTTCATTCTCATATTGCCGAAGGGCAGGATTTCTTTTCAATGCCTGTCCCGGAATGCGACTTCATTGTTTCAAATCCTCCGTATTCTTGCAAAACAAGGATTTTCAAACATCTTTTTGAAATTGGAAAGCCATTTGCTATGCTTGTCAGAAGTGTTGGGCTGTTTGACTGCAAAGAGCGATTTGATATTTTTTCGCAGAACGAGTTTGAAATCTTGTGGCTAGGCGGACGTGTTGCGTATTTCAAAAATTATTCCGACAGAGTTCCAAGCGTCAACCCACCGTATCAGAGCGTATATATCTGTTCCGGCATTTTGCCAAACCGCATTTGTTTTGCCCCGATTGACAAAAAGCACAATGTGATGTAAACTCAAACCAACAAATCCACCCGGCCTCTCGAAGAAGCACAAGAGGGTGGATATTTGAAAGGCTACGGCCTTTGTAGAGAGTGGCATCGCCTGTGGGAAGTTCCGCTCTTGATTTTACAAAAAAATCCCCTGCTTTGCCGAAGCCCTGCGTTCCACGCGGGGCATTTTGTAGGCAAAGTGGGGGATTTTTCGTTTATATACAATTTTTCAAGCGCTCATGCGGATTTTTCCGTGTGGGCGCTTTTCTTTTACCCTTGCAGCTCTTCTGCTGATACGTTGCATGCAGCAGCAATTTTCTTGAGCGTGGTCATCCGCGTAGGCTTTCCGGCTTCTGCGTGCTGGATTGTCGCAGTGGACAGCCCTGTCTTTTCTGACAGTGCACGAATGGTCAGCCCTGCGCTTTCCCGCGCGGCTTTAATTTTGCCCGCGTCCACGCCGAGTGTCTTATAATCGGGCGACATATACCCGATTTGGAACACTCCCTGCTGCTGCATCGACAATGCCTTGAGCGCAAAGCTGCTGTCAATGTCCTCGATGTCAACGTCCTTCAGGACGTAGGAGCAGGCGTTGTCCAGCTCCGGGGTCATCTTGTGGAGTTTGTGTGCCAGCGTTATTTTCATCATCACGCCACGCACGGGAAATCGCGTAGCGTTGCTGAGGTCTGCCTGATTTGCATGGTCAGGGGTGCAGGCTTCGTCCAGCAAGCGATACAGCTTGCCGAGGTTGCGGATAGTTGTGTTTTCCATAGTGTCCTCCTAACGCCCGTCCAGCCAGATAGCGCATCCTTCATTTTTAGATTTCGATGCTGGGTGCGGTGGAGATCGGCTCCTCGTCCGGGTGCGTATTGTTCCATGCCCGGACGATCTCATGCAGTCTTACTACCATGCCGTACACATTAACGGATGCGTTCACGTCCAGATCGGTGATGGCGTTAAGCACGCTGACCATCTGGCTTCTGCCGTACTGCTTCGCCCACTGGGCAACCAGGGCGGTCTTGATGCGGTCTGCCAGCTCATCCACGCAAGCGGCGAGCTCCTCCTCTGTGTCGTCCTCTCTCTTTGCGCCGAGGAACATATCCATTGCACTGAGACCGGTAAACCGTTCGCCGTCATCCCAGCGGCGCTGATACTCAGCAACAATGCTATTGCGGACGCTATTTTCCAGACCACAGCCTGCTGTTGCAAGCTCTGCGTAACGGTCGTTCAGTTTTTCATAGATATCCATTTTTCGTTTCTCCTGCGTTGTTTTTGTGCTTTTCTTTACATCCTTATTATACCACAAAACTGCTACAAGCGATACATACATAGTCACCAAACTTTCCCTTATTTTTTTGTTCATTTTGTAGCAGTTTATATTTGTCCTTCGTTTGACGCTCGTTGTCTCTCTCGGTGTGGCATTCTGGTACGATAACTGCAAAAGGAGGGGCGCTCATGTGGCACAAGTTCAACCCAAACCCGCGCGGAAGCAGCGTCGGCGACTGTGCAGTGCGAGCCGTTGCAGCTGCCACCGGGCAAAGCTGGGAGCAGGCGTATGTAGGGCTTGCCATGATGGGCTACGCGTTGGGCGATATGCCAAGTGCCAACCGCACATGGGGCGCGTACCTCCAAAAGCGCGGATTCAAGCGCCGCCTTGTCGAAACAGACTGCTCCACCTGCTACACCGTGGAGGATTTTGCAAGGGAGTACCCGCGCGGGATCTACGTTCTGGGCTGCTCCGGCCACGTTCTGGCTGTTATCAATGGCGAGTGGATGGATAGCTGGGACAGTGGCGCAGAGTGCCCGATTTATTACTGGTACAAGGAGGACTAAGCGATGCCATACATTCCATACGGATACCAGCCCGGCTATTATGGGCAGGCAATGCCGGATCAGCTTGCACAGCTGCGGCAGAACGCCTACCAGCAGCCCATGATGGGGCAAGCGGCGCAGCAGACGCAGGGCACGCCGTCCATCATCTGGGTGCAAGGCGAGGAGGGCGCAAAAGCATACATGGTTGCCGCAGGAAACAGCGTGCTCCTGATGGACAGCGAAAACAGCGCGTTTTTCGCTTAAAAGTGCGCGTAAATCGCGCGATTCAGCGCAAATGTCAAATTTTCAGCGCATTTTTGTGCAATTAAAATCGATTGACGACCACACCAAACTGTTGTAAAATGCAGTTGTAAACAGGTTTACTTATCAAGCACGTCTTTATTCTCCTCTAACTCAGCCTGCCCTATATCGGTCAGCGCGTACTTGCCTTTATCGGTCATACGGATAAAACCCCGCTTTTCCAGCGTTTGAAGGTGGTAGCCAACATTTTTTATTCCATATTGATACCACCACAGCCCCGGGTATCCGTGTTTCGGGTGCGGGTAAGTGCCATAGGAGCAGTATTTGAGCAGCGCAATCTCTGCACGGTATAGACCCCGCCCAGATGGCTTTTCTGCTGCGGCTTGCTCCGCAAAAGGAATGACACGTTTTACACCGTTCACGGCGTCCAAAGCAAGGGACGGCGCATAATCCTTGTAATACGATGGCTCTTGATAATATTTTTGCTCTTCTTCCGGTATGGGCGGCTCCTCACCCATCCAGATGGAGAATTTGGTGAACAGATCCACGGTCACACCTCCTTCAGTTCCTCAAGCTTTAAATCAAGATATGTCCTTGAGCGCATCGGCATCCTGTCAAAAAACGGCTCAAAAGAAGCATACCATCTCTGATTTGAATTTGCCTTTCCGCGCTCCGTCTTTAAAGTGGAAAGCTTCTGAAGCTGCTTTTTATAGGAATTGTCAATCAAGCAGTTTACCGTGTCCGTAAGATTACCCTCATCCTTTGCCTGCTCACGCATACCGTATAGATCACCGGCAAACGAGAAGCCTTTTTCCTTTAGCTCTATCATGTCGTCCAGACGTTCAAGAGCAAAATCAAATCTGGAAAAGAATGTGCTCGGGTCAGCCGTTTTCTGCATGATAGACAAAGAATCCTTAAACTGCCCCATGAAAATGGAAGCGTTTTGCTTGTCGATTTCGTTCTGGGCGTCCCGGATAACCTCTTGTACTGCTTCGTCCTCGGTTTCAACAGTTTCCACACGTTTTGCTTTATCTAAAGAAACGCGGTATTCCGTTTTGTTGTAATTCACTATAACAAGAAGCGATACAAGAAACGGAATGCCAAAGAAAAAAGGCAAAAGAGCAAACCCGGCGGCACTTCCATCAAATGCACCGCTTGCAAAAACAGGATAGGTGCACACAGCGCCGACAGCGATACACCCAGCAAGCTGTTTGTTGCTTGGTTTTACATTCTCCCAGCTGACAGGCTCCGACTTGTACTTCTGCTTTACAATGGGCTGCTCATAGCTTTGCTTTTTTCTTGCGGACGATGAAGAAGTTGAAGAAAGCATCGCTTTCACAAAAGCCCGCTGCGTCCGCTTGCTTGGCGTTATCGCCTTGCAAACGCTCTTTACCCATTTTTGATTTGCACGGTCTCGCTGATCGTAAATCGAAACCTTTCGCCGTCCACCACGCGCCATACCGAACCACCTCACACATATTAAATACTGCATCAGATAGGAGGACACAATGAACGAAACAGACCGGCAAGGCTACATCGACGCTATTATCAAGCTTCTGAAACGCGCAGACCTGCGGGCGCTGCGCCTAATCTGGATCCACGCAAAAGGCCTTGTAAAATAGAATCAAGGTAGCAAAAGAAGGGAATCCCTTACGGGTTTCCCTCTTTTTTTTGCAGCTTTTCAGCCATCCGCTCCAAAAGCTTCCAGTCCTCCGGCTCCAGTTCTGCCAGCATCTCAACAAACCGGCGTTTGAAGTCGTCACCCTCGTCCTCCGTGATTTCGGTAAGGAAGCTGGTGATCTTCTCCGATCTGGTGATCTGGTTGAACATCTCCCCTTCACCTGTCCGCAGCCACGTCTCGTTGACGTTAAACTCGCGGCAGATATCGGAGATCGTTCGGTCACTGGGAGCCTTTCGGCCTGAACAAAGCTCAGAAACGAAGGACTGAGAAACACCAAGACGGTTGGCAAAGTCAACCTTCTTGATATTAAGCGCTGCAATGATTTGCTCGATTCGAGTGTTCATTGGCGACGCCTCCTTGCACCTTTATTATACAGCAAGCACAAAGCCGTGTCAATAGAAAAAATTAGCTGAGCGAATAAAAAAGCGTTGACATGATAGTTTGGCCATGCTATAATATAGCCAAGCTAAGAAGTACAAGCAAACAGGAGGTAAAAATTATGGATTTCATCAATGCCTTATCTATTAACATTCCCGCAAACTTCGCTGCAGATTGCAATAACACCCTCAAGCGGTACAACGCCGCCCAGACCGACGCCGAGCGCCGTGCGGTGCTTGATCGCCAGACGGTGCAGGGCCTGTGGTGGGCGATCAAGTTCGTAAGCCAGCTTCAGACCGCTTACATGAGTGAGAAGGAGCTGAAGCACGCGATCCGCCTCACCCACTTCCGCGGCACTGTGTGCCCGGCATTCAACGCCTGATAAGGAGGGCAAAAATCATGAAGAGGAAAATGGTCAAGAAGATTGCTCATACGTACCTAGCAAGGCGCTGGTACAGCGGTGAGCACGAGGAACTTGTGTGCGGCGAATGGTGGATCGTCGCAAATCTCCCGACCGCTGTTGCTGAGTATCTCCGTAGGGAGACGGTTCGACGCGGATTGTGTTGGAGAGACAACCCGGCATTGCTTGAGCAGTCTCTTTGACCCGCCTGATGATGACCCTGCGGCAAGGGTCGAAACGCCCGAAAGGGCGTCGCGGGAGCCAATACCGCAGAAAGAAAGGGGGAACTACCATGAAAGAGATTGAAGTCACCGTGCAGGTCGGGCAGTACCAGAAAACATTCAGAGAGTGCGAGTTCGAAGAACCAGGCATAGCCCGTGTTGCTTCTGATCCGATTGAATCTTGCAAGGATGCCATCAAATTTGCCAAGCAGTCCTATTATTACTACAAGCGTGGACATTGTAGTGTTGAGGGTAGTTTGCGTTATGTGGCCCGCATTCACATAATGGAGGCTCTGTTGAACGAACTGACAGCAAAACCGCAAAAGGAACGGACGATTACTATGAAGCGTTACAAACTGACCATTCAGCACATGAAATCGCTTGAATACGGACGTGAACACATCGAGGTGCGCTATACATACGCCACCAGCAAAACGGAGGCGAGAAAGCTTATCTGGACACGGGATGACATCAAATGCCAATGGCGCATCCTCAGAGTTGAAGAAGTAGATTGACCCGCCTGATGATGGCTGCATGGCAGCAGCCGAAACGCTCCACCCGGAGCGTCGCGGGAGCCAACCGCAGAAGGAGATGATAATTTTGGCAAAGACGAAGAAGAACCGCACTGATCTTGCAGCAGAACGGTACAGCATCCCGGCAGATGGAGCACACGCAGCGGATACGCTCATCAACGTGCTGTTCGACGACTTAGAGCCGCAGGACAAACTGTCCCTGCTCTGGATGGGAATGGGCATGGCAGCGGTACGCAAGAACGACAGCCAGAACAACCATGACGGGGTGGCGTAAGGAGGGCAAAGCAGTATGAACAACGACAAAAAGCTCAGTTGGAAAGAGCGGATTTCCAACTGGACACCTACGGATATCATGGTTGCGGCTGTAATTGTGACTGCAATCAATGTGTCACTTGTAGTATTCCAAATATTATGGTGGCCGCTAAGGTGAGGATTCCAAGTACAAGGATGACAAAACAGAACTATGACAGACATCATCTTATCCACACAGAATGGCGAGCCGGTGGCATCCAGTCGCCAGATCGCCGAGAGTTTCGGCAAAGCCCATCGACACGTTTTGGAAGCCATTGAAAGCATTTTGGAGGGTATGCCGAAAAATGGGCAGACCCCCATGTTCTACAAAACCGAGTACACCCACGAGCAGAACGGTCAGACCTACCCCATGTATCTGATGAACCGTGACGGCTTTACGCTGCTGGCTATGGGCTTTACCGGCAAGGCAGCGCTGGAGTGGAAGTTGAAGTACATCCAGGCGTTCAACGCCATGGAAAAGCAGCTGGCACAGCGCCCGCAGCTTTCCCGGGCTGAACTGATGGCGCAGGCACTGATTGCCGCCCACGATGAACTGGAGCACAAAGACCGGCAGATTGCGGAACTTACGCCCAAGGGCATTTTTGCAGACGCGGTAAACGCCAGCAAGAAGAGCATCCTTGTGGGCGAGTTGGCAAAGCTGCTGTGCCAGAACAGCGTGCAGATCGGGCAGAACCGGCTGTTTGTCTGGATGCGCGAGCATGGATACCTCATCAGAGACCCCAAGCGCAGCGACTACAATATGCCCACGCAGCGCGCCGTGGAGCAGGGTCTGTTTGAGATCAAGGAGACCACCGTGGTGCACTCCGATGGGCACACCAGCATCAACAAGACCCCCAAGGTGACCGGCAAGGGTCAAATCTACTTTGTGAACCTGTTTTTGAAGCGGTAAAGCCACGGCGTGGCGCAAGGATACAAACTTATTTTGGAGGTTACTATGAAAAACTGCATGTGAAAGCTACATTTATTGAGCCGGTGCTTGGCACATGGCCCGCAAATCCCAATGTAGCCCGCGAGTTTATCGCCAGCAAGTCGCCGGATGCTGCAACCATCGAGGATGAAGTGGCGGCTCTTGGCCCTGATGCGGTAGCTGACAAGGGCATGACCGTTTTCCCGCGTGACCCGGACGGCAATCCGATTTTTTACGATTACCAGATCAAAGGCATGTTTAAGGATGCTTGCGGCATGCTTTCCCGCATCGGCGGCAAGACCGAGACTGGCAAGAAGAAGGCCGTGAACGAAAGCGGCAAGCTGAATGCTTACAAGAAGGTCATTGACGGCCTGATCTTCATTCAGCCCCGCATGATTCCGATTCTGACAAACGGAGAGATCCGCGACTGCCAGCGTCCGCTGCGTGCTCAGACCGCACAGGGCGAGCGCGTGAGCCTTGTCAACAGCGAGGAAATCCCGGCGGGCAGCACCTGCGAGTTTGACGTAATACTTCTTGACGACAGCCACGAAAAGGTCGTTCGTGAATGGTTGGATTATGGAATTTTGCGCGGTATCGGCCAGTGGCGCAACAGCGGAAAGGGCCGCTTTACCTACACTGCCTATGAGGTGAATCCCTGAGAGCAAGGGCATGGCATTGACGGCCCTGATTCGCGGAGGCAGAGCGTTGCAGCGCGCAGCACGGCTGGGCGATGCAAGGCGATGGAACAGCGATGAACAGCGATGAACAGCGATGGCAAGTCGCAGCTGCGCGAAGCAACGCGGCGGCACTGAGAAGCACAGACTGGCAAGGCGAAGGAATGGCAAAGAAAAGCGCTGATGTGATTTTCGAAGGCAGCGACGTACGGAGCGAGCATGGCAAAGGAAAAGCAAAGAGGAGACATTTTATTAAAAAGAGAGGAGGATGCACCATGCGTCCCACAATGAGCATTCACGATTGTTGCGAGGTCATGCGGGCAAACTTGATCTCTGTAAGCGAACCAACGCTTATGGCAATGATTCAAGCGGGTATGTTTCCCGGGTGGTCTGTTCCCTCTGTGAACACCAAAACCGCCGCGCCGCTGATCTCCCGCGCCGGGTTTGTGGCGTGGCTGAAGGATTTCTACCAATTAAAGGAGGTATATGGAGTATGAAACTCAAATCTACTACTTACTACTGGTTGGCTGCCATTTTGGGTGGCGTTGGAATTGGCACAGCTATGGGCGCAGAGGGCACCGCGCAGACCACCGGATACATCTCCGGCGCGCTGTTTGCGGTGTCGCTGGTGCTGATTCTGGCCGCTGTTCTGCTGGCTCGTCTGGGCTTTGCCGCAGAGGACAGGGAGAGAGCCGCAAGACGGCGCAAGTACGGCAAGATCAACCGCACCCACGCCCGCAACCCGGAGTACCCGGAGAATCAGGAGCGTGGGGCATGATGACGGCTAAAGAGTACGTTGAGGGCAAAGTCAAGTCCTACACGCGGCTTGCCGAACGTTGCAGGTTAGAAGCCGAAGCCTCAGATGACATTGTTTCCCGGGCTGGATACTCCGCTCGGGCAAACGTCTGGGAGATGTGCGCCGAAGAAATGGACAACGTGCGGGAGATGCTGCAAGAGGAATCTGGGGAGATCACGTATGCCTGACACTGTCCACCATGTCATGTGGTACACCGTGTACGATGCAAAAAACGGCAATCTGCTTGCATCCGGCACATCTGATATGTGCGCCCGGCGGCTCGGCTATAAAAGCGCAAACAGTTTTGCATCCTCGGTTTATCATTGCCGCAGTAAAAAAGAAGAGCCTGCCCGTGCGCCAACACGGACAAGCCAAAAGGGTGATGAGTTTCGCCGCCCATCACCACAAAAATACCACAACGTGCGGCAAACCGCAAGGAGGTAAAACGTGAAAACCTTAATTTTTATCGTTCTGTGCGCAAACCTTGGGTACATCGCCCTTGGCTGGCGGCACAACAACAGGAGGCGAGCGTATGTGCACGGTACAGATTTATGATGCAGAGCGCCGGTTCGTGAACGAGATCCCGGTGCGCACCACGCTGGAGGGTGTGCAATACGCGGACGACCTTGCAAAGGAAAACCCGGCAAGGATTTATGTTGTACTGGACGAGCACCGCAGCAAGGTTTACTCGAGGTGAATATTTATGCATTGTGATGAAAAGAAACAGATCTGCCTGAACTATGCAAGCAACGTGCCTGAGTGGCAGATTTGGCTCACGCTGGGAGCACTTGCAGACATTGGCGAGGCGGTTTCCACACTTGGCAAAGTGCAAAAAGCGGTTGCCGGTGACCTTGCGTGGACAAAAAAAAAT